AGGTTCAGGTTTGCTTTCAATAGAGTCACCGTCAATTTTTGAACCTAACTACCAACCTTTAAGTTATAACACAGAGCTTTTAAAACCAAGAATGTTTGATTTTATAGACTATAATCCTCTTAGGACTAGAAGATGACGTATTTAGAATTAGTAAATGGGGTCTTACGAAGACTCAGAGAAAATCAAGTCTCTGCTGTAGACCAAAACCCTTATTCTCTCCTTATTGGTGATTTAGTTAATGATGCTAAAAGGATTGTAGAAGATGCTTGGGATTGGTCTGCTTTACGAACAACACTAACAATTACAACTACAGCGGATATTTTTAACTATGTGCTTGTAGGCAGTGGTAATAGAATTAAAATTATTGACGTTATTAATGACACGTCTAATTGGTTTATGACTTACAAAGACACTCATTGGATGGACAATGCTTTTTTAAACGAGACTCCTCCAAAGTCAAGCCCTACGTTCTATAACTTTAACGGTGTAGATTCTAACGGGGACACTCAAGTTGATTTATATCCAATACCTAACGGAGTATACACAATACGTGTAAACTGCGTACAGCGTAATCCAGACTTAAGTGCAGATTCAGACAATCTTTTAATTCCTCACATGCCTGTACTACACATGGCGTTGGCTTTAGCAGCCAGAGAAAGAGGAGAAACTGGGGGTAGGTCAGCAGGAGAACTTTTAAGTTTTGCTCAAAATTACTTGTCCGATGCAATAGCTTTGGACGCTTATAAACATCCAGAAGAAATGGTTTATAGGGCAGTCTAATATGGCTCAAGACAGACAAAATATAACGATTGCTGCTCCAGCCTTTAGAGGTCTTAACACACAAGACTCTCCTATTACGCTGGATGCTTCCTATGCGTCCATTGCAGATAATTGCATTATTGACCAATTTGGACGTATAGGCTCTCGTAAAGGCTTTACCGCTGTAACCACAAGCACAACACCCATAGACGGTAGTGATGGGATTGAGGTTATTAAAGAGTACATAAACCCCACTGGTAACAATGTTGTTATTTCAGCGGGTAACAATAAGATATTTACTGGCACTACAACGCTAACTGACGCTACTCCCGCAGCCTACACAATTACAGCTAACAACTGGAAGATGGTAAACTTTAATGACCATCTTTATATGTTTCAAAGAGGATACGAGCCTTTAATCTACTCTGATCATACAGGTATTGTAGAAAAAATGTCTTCTCATTCTCATGCGACCGGCACTCCACCACAGGCTAATGAAGTATTAGCAGCCTTTGGTAGACTTTGGGTTGCAGACTTTTCCACTGACAAGTCCACTATTTATTGGTCTGACTTGCTTGACGGATCTGCATGGTCTGGAGGTTCTTCAGGTTCCATTGATATCAGTAAGGTATGGCCCAACGGTTTAGATGAAATTGTAGCTTTAGCGGCACACAACAACTTTTTAATTATATTCGGGAAAAACTCCATTGTTGTCTATCAAGGAGCCACAGACCCTACTACAATGTCTTTGACGGACACTATAGCCAATGTAGGTTGTATTGATAGAGACACTGTACAGCCCACAGGTACTGATTTAATTTTTATGTCCAGTGAAGGGCTAAGAAGTTTTGGAAGGACAATACAAGAAAAGTCAATGCCCGTTAGGGACATCAGTAAAAATGTCCGTAATGATTTACTGTACATTAACGCACAGCAGGTCAACAGCCCCCTACGGTCTATCTACAGCCCTGAGGAAGCTTTTTACTTACTGTCTTTTTCTGACTCAAAGTACGTTTATTGTTTTGATATGAGGACTCCTTTAGAGGATGGCTCTCATAGGGTTACTACATGGTCAGACACGACTCTTAGGGGTTTAGAGAGGCTACAGGACGGTACTCTGTACGTAGGCAACACTAACGGTATTGCTACTTACAGTAACTATCAGGATTACGGACAGCCTTATGATATGTCTTACTTTAGCAACCCCTTATCCTTTGGGGATACTTCAAGACTAAAGATTTTAAAAGAAATTATTATAACATTTATGGGAGGTCAAGGAGCACAGGCAGTTATTAATTGGGGTTACGACTATACTCAAGCGTACACTAAGCAAATTGTAACCATTGATTCTGGTAGTCAAACAGCTTATTACAACGAAAATGAATATAATGTATCTTCTTCAGAATACAGCCCCTCCATCATTGTGGACAGACCAAAGACTAAAACATCGGGTTCAGGGACGGTAGTAACCATAGGTATGGATGCTACTATAAATCAAAACGCTTTATCTTTGCAGGAAGTTAATATTCAAGCTTTAATAGGTAGGATGATCTAATGAGCAATTATACAAAGACTACAAACTTTACAGCCAAAGATACTCTTCCTACGGGCAACCCTGCGAAGATTATCAAAGGGGCTGATTTTGACACTGAGTTTGATGCGCTTGTTACGGCAGTAGCATCAAAGGCAGACACAGCTAACCCAACTTTTACAGGCACAGTTACAATACCAACACTAACTGTTAGTGGTACGTTGACTGCTGGATTAATTACTGGAGGTACTTACTAATGGCTCTTATAGATGATTTATTGGGCTTAGGGTTTGACATAAGCCAGTATAAAAACCTCTCCGATGAGCTTAAAGCTTTTGGGACAACTGCTGAAACTGGGATGGCAGGTATAGGTCAAACCGCTGCCACTGAAATGGCGTTTAAACCTTTTACGGTAACTTCCGGAACAGGCACGGCAACAACTACTGCCGAAGGTGGTACTACTTTAGGTTTATCCCCAGAGCAGCAAGCTTTAGCCACAGGTTTAGAGACAGGGGCTGCGGGTTTATTACCACAAGCTACTACAAGAGCTACAACTTACGACCCCTTTGGTGCTTCAGCTTTAACAGGGGCAACCACAGCTTTAGCAGGGGCGGGACAACAGGACTTACCTATGGCTCTGCAAAGAGCAGGAGTAGGTACGTTATTTAGTCAGCAACTGGCTGGTATGGGTCTACCTACAGGTCTTGAGGGGCTTACTCAGCAAGCTTTGACCAGCGGACAGCAAAGGATTGCAGGGGCTGGGCCTTCTTCAGAGCTTAATCAGTTGGCTCAGTTATTTGGTGGCGATGTTTCCGGTATGCTTGGAGCACAGCCTTCACAGCAAATAGGACAATTAGGATCAAGAGCCTTAGCTTTAGGTCAGCAAGGGTTAGGTGGGGCTGCTCCATCAGACATAGAAGCTCTGAGATCACAATATGCAGGTCTTGCGGGACAAGCCGCCGGTGGTTTAATGCAGCCTAGAGGAGCAAGAGAACAAGAAGTCTACGAAAGAATTAGGTCTGCTCAGTCTCCTGAAGAAGAAAGACAACGATTAGCATTAGAAAACCGTTTGGCTGCTCAAGGACGTTTAGGCGTTGCTTCAGCACAGTACGGTAGTACGCCTGAACAGTTTGCATTAGCTAAGGCTCAGGCAGAAGCTCAGAATCAAGCAGCTTTGATGGCTATGCAACAGGCAGGCACTGAAGAGCAACAAGCCCTACAGAGAGCCTTAAGCTTGTCAGGACAGGCTGGACAGCTTGCGGGTACTTCTTCACAGTTACAATCAGCAGCGCAGGACAGAGCTTCACAGTTGTCTCAGTTAGGCTTATCAGCAGAGCAGATTGAGTCTCGTCTTGAAAGTGAGGGTTTAGGCAGGGCAGCACAAGCCGCTGGTTTGTCCAGTCAGCTACGTCAAGCTTCTTCCGGTTTAGAGTCAGAAGCTCTTCAAAGAGGTCTGGGTTTAAGTCAGTTAGGATTAGCCGGTACACAAGCAGGGGCTGGCTTAGAAGCACAAAGACTACAGCAGTTGTTGGGCTTACAACAGGCAGACATAGGGGCTGCTGGGGCACAACAGGCTTTACAGCAAGGTCAGTTAGGTCTTGCTGGGGGTATGTTTGACTTATCCAGAACAGCCGCTGGCTTACCTTCACAGCTACAGGCAGGGGACATTGCTAACTTACAGGCTCTGATGCAGACTGGTTATGCACCTGAAGCACAACTGTTGAATCAGCTACAGGTAGGTACTAACATAGCGTCCATTGCTGACACAGCACGTAGACAAGCCGCTATGGAGAAAGCCGAGTCTGCTGCTTCTGGACTTGAAGCTAACTTAGAGGCTCAGAAACTAAGGGCTGGTTTGTTAGGACAAGCCTTAGGCTCTGCCGGTCAAGTTATTGGCGGTGGTATAGGCGGCGGCGGTTTGTTTAGTTCTTTGATAGGAGCCGCACAGAAGGAAGGCGGTGGTTTAAATAATTTACCTGACTTTATTAAAAAATTACTGGGGATAGGTTAAAATGGCTAAATTTTCACAAGGATTTTTAAGAGGGATTTCTGATTTTGGTCGGATGGATCCCAATGAACCTAAAAGACAGTTAGCTGAAGCAGCTCCTCAGTACAAGCAAATGGGAACTACAGACCCATTGGCTCGTAGAGTAGGTAGTTTGTTTAGTAACTTAGGGGTAGACACAAGTTACATGCAAACTGGTCAAGAAAGGGCCGAAAGAGCCGCGTCAGAATTTAATATGTCTACTCCAGAAGGCATGGCTCAAGCAATGATGGCTAGGGCACAGTATTTACAAGACCCTGTAGCGCAACAAGCTCTTATTTTAAAAGCACAA